ATCACGACCTTATCAGTCGTATTGCCACTGATCCCATTGGCAATCTTTGTGAATGGGAGGCTGCTTCCGAACCTTGGTGTTTTCTTGCTGCTTGCGAAGAGTATTATGCTTGTTTTATTGATTGTAGTCGCAGTTTTACCTGCCTACCTATCGCTGTTGACGCCACTTGCTCAGGATTACAAGTCTTGGCAGGGCTCGCCAGAGATAGATCAACGGCTCGATTGGTTAATGTACTCCCTGGGGAGAAACCTCAGGATGCTTACAGAGTCATTGCAGAGGAATCGAAACCACACATTCCAGAACGTTTACTTGAGCACTGGGACCGCAAAGCGGTAAAACGTACTGTAATGACTGTTCCTTACAACGCAAAGCCTATCTCCAACCGTGGTTACATTAAAGAAGCACTGAAGGAGAAAGGTGTTGAGGTTGATAAGGATGAACTTACGGTAATTGTTAAAGCGGTTCGCGAAGCAATGGATCGGATTGTACCCGGTCCAATGCGTGTAATGAAATGGATCGAGATTGAGGTTGCCGCTGCTATTAAACGCGGTGCTACATTTTTACAGTGGGAGACACCCTCTGGTTTTGTCGTCCATCAAAAACTAAATAAATACAAGACCAAGCAAATAGAACTGCAACTACTTGGTCGATGTGCCATGAAAATTGGTGAGGAAACAGACGTGGTTGATGTCAATCACCATAAAAACGCTACTGCCCCAAATCTTATCCACTCCCTTGATGCATCACTATTACACCTATCTGCAATCCGCTTTGACGCACCGCTGGCCCTCATACACGACTCGGTTTTGTGTCGTGCTACTGACATGGGTGTTCTTTCATCCATCGTCAGAGAAACTTACATGCACCTTTTTGCAGAGCAAGACTATCTAAAAGATTGGGCAAAACAGATTGGTGCCCTTACTGAACCTCCGATCGTGGGTGACCTAGCTCCCGAATCGGTTATTGAATCTACTTACTTTTTTTGCTGATGTCTAAACCACCCTTTGTCACTGCTGATCCCGTTGTACTTGAGGGATTTCAAGCAGTTCTGTGTCCCGGTAAGTTTGGCTATAGCCTTACTGCCGTGGTTGATGATGAAATGGTTCAACAACTAGAAGCTGATCGCACCGAAGTATTGAAGTGGTGTGAGTCAAAGCTTAAGAACCCGAAGCGTTCAACTCTTAAGCCCACCCCCTGGGAGGAAATTGAACCGGGTCGCAACAAACTTAAGTTCTCCTGGAAGGAGGATGCAAAACCTCCGATTGTTGACACCGAAGGTACACTTGTCACCGATGAAGAGACCCCTCTTTATAGTGGGTCAAAAGTAAAGCTGGCATTCGTACAGAAACCCTACATCCTTAAGGATGGTGTGACTTATGGCACATCACTCAAACTTAAAGGTGTACAAATTATTGAGCTTGGCGGGTCCACTGGTGGTGGCGAAGCTGAGCTGAGTGCTGAAGCAGCTGCCGAACTGTTTGGTACCGCTGAGGGCTTCCGTGCTGGTGATCCCGCACAAGTCGTTAGTGGTTCAACGGAGGTGAGTGAAGATGACTTCTGAATTAGATGACTGATTTCCGCTCAGGTCTGGAGAGAAAGGTTGCTGACCTTCTCTCTACCCTGGGGGTTGAATATGAATACGAAAGTAATACAGTACCATACGTACTAAAATGTAATTACACACCTGATTTTCTACTGCCTAATGGCGTCTATTTAGAAGCTAAGGGTCACCTGTCACCAGATGACCGGCGAAAGATGATCGCTGTCAAGAAACAAAACCCAGAGCTTGACATTCGATTTGTATTCCAAGCCCCTAACAATAAAATATACAAAGGATCTAAAACATCATACGCTAAATGGGCAGAGAGGAATGGGTTTCTCTGGGCTCACTATCACGCCATACCAATTGAATGGCTGAGTTAACTTCTGAATTCCTAAGGCATGAACCGTGTAACAGTTGTGGCAGTAGTGACGCTAACTCTTTGTACAGCGATGGCCATTCCTATTGCTTTTCGTGCCACACCTACACACATGGAGAAGATTACGACCCAATGCCCGTTAATCACAACATCCAGATTCAAGGGGAACCGGTACGGCTAGTAAAACGTAAGTTATCCGCAGAAGTGTGTCGTCAATATAAGATACACAGAGACGGCGATCTTCTGCGGTTTTATTATTGTGATGAGAACGGTCGTGTTGTTGGTTGTAAAACAAAGACCAAAAATAAAGATTTTAAATACGAAGGAAAGGTTCCAGGTACCTTATTTGGCCAGCACTTGTTTGCTTCCAAGGGTGTCCGCTTAGTAATCACAGAAGGTGAGTTGGATGCCGCCAGTGTTATGGTTGCTATGCCAACATGGCAGCACGTAAGCTTGCCAAGTGGGGCAGCTTCTGCCAAGAAATCAATTCAAAAACAACTCAGCTGGTTACAAGGCTGGGATGAGATTGTACTTTTCTTTGACAACGACGACGCTGGTAAACAAGCAACCGAGGAGGTTGCAGCAATCCTTCCACCTGGAAAGGTCTTTATAGCAAACCTGGATCATAAATACAAAGATGCAAGTGATGCCCTACAAGCAGGTGATGCAGAGGCTATTCGTCAAGCAGTGTGGAATGCAAAAGCCCACCGACCGGATGGAATTGTTGACGCAAAATCCCTACTGTCAATTGTAACTACACCAAACCCACCGAATGATCATGACTACCCCTTCAGCGGCCTTCAAGCCTTATTACACGGTATCAGATACGGAGAACTTATCACAATCACTGCAGGATCTGGTATCGGCAAGTCATCTTTCTGCAGGGAGCTTGCAGCTTCACTTTTACAGAGCGGAGAACGGGTCGGCTATTTGGCTCTTGAAGAATCGAATAGACGGACTGCACTCGGCTTGATGTCGGTTGCAGCAGGTAAATCATTACACATTGGAGAACATAGTGTCAAAGAGCTTACGCAGATTTACGACGACACTATTGCTAATTGGAATTTGTTCTTATTCGATGGCTTTGGTTCCTATGATCCAGATCTTATATACAACAGAATCGAATATCTTGCACAGGGACTCGACACCAAGGTAATTTTCCTTGATCACCTTTCAATCCTTTTAAGTGGACTTGATGGTGATGAGCGTCGAATGATAGATACCACAATGACAAAGCTTCGCAGCCTTGTTGAGCGTACGGGTATTTCATTGTTCCTGGTGTCCCACCTAAGGCGCTCAATGAACGATCAAGGACACGAAGAAGGTGCACGAGTTACGCTTGGACAACTTAGAGGAAGTGCAGCGATTGCACAGCTTTCTGACGGAGTTATCGCTCTCGAAAGGAATCAACAGAGTGGATCTAATGACTCTATTACAACTGTTAGAGTCCTCAAAAATAGATACTCTGGCGAAACTGGTATCGCCTGCACACTTAAATACGATTTAGATAAATGTAAATTCTATGAAAAACCAGCAGAGCAGTACTTTGACACCGAAGGGGATTTCTAAACCAAAACCACCAACCCCGGAAATGGTTGAACGTGCTCAATTCAAAGACAAAACGTATGTCTGGAATTACAAGTGAATCTTGTTTTTGACATAGAAACAAACGGACTACTACATGACCTTACCACAATCCATTGTATTGGCATACATAATCTTGACACCAAGGAGAATCATGCATTCAATGATGTCGGTGGTGAACCAATCACTCGGGCGATAGCCATGCTTGAAGAGGCGTGCCACGTTGTCGGGCACAACATAATTAACTTTGACATCCCAGCTATTAATTCGCTATACCCGTTCTTTTGTAAAACAAGTGGTGTAGTAGATACTTTGTTGCTGTCACGATTGTATAAAACCAACCTTTTGGAAATCGACAAGCAACGAAGATTTAATGGTATGCCAGAGAAGTTGTACGGCAGGCACAGTCTTGAAGCATATGGCTATCGGCTCGGTACTTACAAAGGAACCTTTGGAAAGGAAACCGATTGGTCAAATTGGTCACAAGAAATGCAGGATTACATGATGCAAGACGTTGCAGTGACTACAAAACTATGGATGTATTTCCAGAAATACCTAAGTGGGTCCAATTAGAAACCCGCGTTGCACAAATCCTAACTGAACAAGAACTACATGGATGGTACTTTGACAAGAATGCTGCATGGCAACTTGCATCAACTCTCCGAAGTGAGTTGGAGGGCATTACTGAGTTACTACTCAACCGGCACCCTTTCGTACCCGGAGAAACTTTCACTCCTAAACGATCTAATCGAACCAAGGGTTACGTTGCAGGAGCAGAGTTCTTAAAACTTAAAGACTTAAATCCAACATCACGAGACCACATTGCATGGATCCTAGAGGAGAAGTATGGGTGGAACCCTACGATTTACACAGCAACTGGGAAGCCAGTTATCGACGAACCGATCCTCAAGGATTGCGTGACGAATGGGATCGAGATTGCCCAGCAGTTCCTGAGGATGTTGGAGATTACGAAGAGCCTTGGGATGATTTCCGAAGGCGCGAACGCATGGCTGAAGCTATGTACGAAATCTAATCGTATCCACCACCATTGCAGCGTTGCTACTAATACGCATCGTTGTGCACATAGACACCCAAATCTTGCGCAAACACCAAGTGATGAAAACTTTAGGAAATTATTTAGAGCTTCGCCGGGACTTACCATGGTGGGTGCCGACCTTAGTGGTATTGAGCTGCGTATGCTTGCCCATTATTTGGGTCGGTATGATGAAGGTCGCTATGCCGACATCCTACTCAACGGAGACATCCATCAAGTCAACGCAGATAAAATTGGAGTCTCCCGTAAATTAGTTAAAACAATTACCTACGCCTTTTTGTACGGAGCGGGTGATGTCAAGATAGGTCATAGTTATGACAAACAACTTTCTACATCCAAAGCCCAGAAAAAGGGTAAGGAAATACGTGCTGCTTACATCGATGCTATTCCGGGTTTGGCTGAGTTGCTTAAGGCTATCACTAAAGCTGCTGATCGTGGCTTTGTACGCAGTATTGATCGACGTAAAATTCTTGTTGACAGCCCCCACAAGGCGTTGAATTACTGCCTGCAAAGTGGAGCCGGCACCATCGCAAAGCGGTGGATGGTAATAGCAAATGACACTGTAAAGCAGTGCAAATTAGAAGCACACCAGCTTGCCTTTGTGCATGACGAGCTGCAATACGAAAGTCACCACCATCATGTTGATGACCTTAAGTTTGCTCTTGAAATGTCTGCTGCAGTTGCTGGTGAATACTACAACCTACGAATACCCATTGCAGCGGAAGCTGGTAGTGGGCCAACTTGGAACGACACCCATTAATGAAAGTAAAAAAATCACCCACCAAACAAGATTTTGAATCCAAAGCAAAATTTAAACATACGGCACAAGGTAACGGTAGGCGCTCTAAACCATCGCACGGTAGAAAACTGTTGCGAGGTCAAGGTAAATGAGCCTGCTGATTGATGCCGATTACATTGTATATAAAGCCTGTGCAGCAAACGAAACCGAAATTGATTACGGAGACGATGTTATCGTCGTCACTTCAAACTTCAGCGACGCCTATGAAGCCGTCCTCAGTGAACTCTATGGGATCGCTGAATGCCTTGGATGTTTTGATGATAGTATCCTTTTCTTTTCTGATAGTCGCAACTTCCGTAAGCTGTTATATCCAGCGTATAAGGGACAGCGTAACCGCAAAAAGCCCTGTGGATACAAGCGCGTCATCAATGCGCTTAAACAAGACTTCCAGGTAATTTCATACCCATCATTGGAAGCAGATGATGCTATTGGTATTTATGCCACAAAATTTCCAGGGAATATAGTTGTAAGCCCGGATAAAGACATGCGTCAGATTCCCGGTGATCTTTTTAACCTTACAGATCCTGTTATCACAATCACGCCTAATGAAGCAGATCGTTGGCACCTCGTACAATCAATGGCTGGCGACCAAACGGATGGTTATGGAGGCATACCGACTATTGGTGTAAAACGTGCAATTGCACTGCTGGATAAGAATGGTTGGAGCTGGGAGACAGTGGTTAAAGCCTATGAATCAAAAGATTTAACAGAAGATGATGCCCTTATGAATGCTCGTCTAGCAAAAATCTTACACGCTAAAAACTATGACGAAGAAACAGGAACAATTGCCTATTGGACCCCCTCCCCCGGTTACCGACTTGACGATGGAGCAGCAGTTTAAGTTGCGTCAAATAGAGGATGCTCTGAAAAAGCCAGAATCACAAAAAGAAGATATTATTACCGTATTTATAGCACTGCAACATCAGTGCTTTGTCCTCTCCAATACAGTATCAAATTTAGTCAAAAAATGGCCAACAGTCCCACCTACTACACCCGAGGGAAAATCGAAGTTTGGGATTTTATTCGAGACCAACGACTCAACTACCACCTAGGGTGCGCCATTAAATATATATGCCGCGCAGGTTACAAAGGGTACGATCAACAATCCCTGCAAACTGCATACATCAATGACCTGCAAAAGGCTATCCACTACCTTCAAGATGAATTGAATGCAAACACTACAAGCACAGGCGATCCAGTTTCGTCAAGCGTACGGGATCAAAAACAACCCAAACAACTCAAATACACAGTTGACTTTGATCGCTGAAGAGTACGAAGAATTTAGAGATGCTCTACACACACAAGGACAAGAAGAAGCTTTAAAAGAACTGGCAGATCTTGTGTATGTTTGCTTTCAATATGCAGAAAACATGGAATGGGACCTAGATACAGCAATGGTCCGTGTCCATGAATCGAATATGTCAAAACTTGGCGCTGATGGAAAGCCTATCCGCCGAGCTGATGGCAAGGTCCTTAAAGGTCCTAATTACAAACCCCCCGTATTGTCTGATTTAGTCGATGTCAATTACTGATCTTATTGCTCGTACTGGCCGAGTTCAATCCTGGATCGATGACCCCACCTCTCGCCTGCCCGTGTCATGCACGGTGTTTGTTGTAGAAGATAGTATTGAAGGTCCGAATGGTATTGAAGCCAGTTGGCGCTTTGTAAGCCATGCCTTGCGATTTGGTGCAGGGTGCGCCGTACACCTTTCCAAGCTGCGCCCAAAGGGCTCACAAAACGACAAAGGACTTGTGGCAAGTGGTCCCGTGTCCTTTGCAAAAATATATTCCACACTTAATGAAATCCTCCGCCGTGGTGGTGTTTACAAGAACGGTGCTGTGGTATGTCACCTTGATGTTAACCACCCTGATGCTCTTGAATTCATTACTGCGAGTCGTAGCGAACTTCCCTGGGTCAAGCGATGCATCAACATCACCGAAGAGTGGTGGAACAAGTGCACATTCAAAGAACAACTCCTAGACGGTATTCGTCGTGGAGATATTTGGTTGAACAAAGTTAAGTACGAAGGTAACAAGCGTGTCTACGGTAATGTATGTCTCGAAGTATATCTACCTTCTCGCGGCACTTGCTTGTTGCAGCATATTAATTTGGGTGCCTGTGATGTGGGTGATCTTGAGTCTGCATTTGTTGAAGGCATGACTCAGCTGTGCGACCTGCACGGTAAAACAAATGTAGATGAAAGTGGTGAATACCTCAGTCCGGTAGAAGATCGTCAAGTTGGTCTTGGGATGCTTGGACTTGCCAATCTTCTGCGTCGGTACAAAATTACCTACAAGGAGTTTGGCCAGGGGCTTGAAGACCTACTTAAAGGCAGGCTCAGCGCTAGTGCTGGATATGCCCTCGCAGATGCGCTTAGGATCGCCGTGGAGGGGGCTGCAACGGTCGCCCGAAACAATGGCATGGTTCGTGCATTTGCAGTGGCTCCTACGGCCTCCTGCAGCTATCGGTATAGAGATGCTGATGGCTTTACTACTACCCCCGAACTTGCTCCCCCTATCGCTCGTCACGTAGATCGTGATAGTGGTACCTTTGGTGTCCAGTCGTATGATTATGGTGATGTAGAAATCGCATCCGAAGTCGGCTGGGCAAATTATTTACGAGTAGTTAATGGTATTGTAAAACTACTCGACAACACGGGACTTCTTCACGGTTACAGCTTCAACTCTTGGAGTGACGTTGTAACCTACGACAATGCGTTCGTTGAAGAGTGGTTAGCATCTCCGCAGACTTCCCTTTACTACAGCTTGCAGGTAATGGGAGACACTCAAGACAAGAGTAATGTTTATGCTGCTCTTGACGAGTCAGATGTCGATACATACCTGGAGCAACTTCTTAATGATCCTGTTCCTGATTGTAATTGCGGCGAATGAACCCTTATCAAAAACTATTTAATCGTAAACGTACATGGACACCCGTGGAATGCACTGCGGGTGACGTAAAGGAGGGAGCAGAAGAAACCCTCCGCCGTGCCCTTGCTATTCGGCACATGGAACTACCAGTTGGTGATTTTATTAAAGATGCCCTCAAGAATGATGTCCCTGAAGCGTCGCGTTCTTTACTCCTATCCAACATCAAAGACGAGGAAAAGCACGACCTTGCTCTTGGTTACATTGCCAATGCTTTCGGAGTTGATGAAACAGCTGAGGCCGAAGCGTTACGACTCAAAGACGCATGGAATGCTCATCCTGATCACACGATCCTTAAAGCAATGGTTGCCGAGCGTGCAATTTTTTTCGTGCTCCTCCCGTTCTTCCGATTTAACGGTGATGCTGCAATGCGAACAGTCAGTGCGGACATAAGCCGAGATGAACAAGTACACGTGGCAACCAATAGTCTTGTTGCTAGGGAGTTGGGGCTTAGTATCAGTCCTTCTCTTGATAAACTCCGTAAGGCAACTATCAACTGGATCCTTCAGCCCCTAGGTAATAATACCCAGGACAAATATTTGGACAAAAAATTTTGGCTGGATCAAAGTGACAGTCTTATGTACGCAGGTAGGGCTGAAGGCCTTTTAGAAACACGCCGTGCACGTATGCCGGCATTCTTTGAACATAATAATGTCAATCTCCCTCAATACGCTTGAAACTTTTGGCTTTACAACCAAGCAAATCATAACCGAAATGGAGGAAAACTTCCCCCCGTTTAACCCATCTCCTTCGGATTCAATGCAAGTTCTTATGTATAAAGCTGGGCAAAGATCCGTGGTTGAGTGGTTTATTGATAAACTTCAAGAACAAGAATAACATGTACACACAAGCAGAAATTGCAGCCGGCTCAACGTATGGGATTGTTGGTTACAACAGAAAAGGTAAAGCAATTTATGGGCACACTCCAATAAACCCTGCGCTTATTCCACCTGAACCCCCAGCGCCACAAGCTGTTCCAAAGCCACCGTTACGTATTTCTAAAACACAAACTATGGGTGTAAAGCGTAACACTAAAACTAAAAATAAATCAAAAAACAATCTTCGGATTGGTCGATCAGCAAACGTCCAACCACTCCAAGCGGGTGCAGTTGGTTACACCGGACTCAGAATTAGTTAATCATGACAGCACGATCTAGGTATGAACTCCTGACTAAATACCGTCATCAGTTTCTAGACATGGCTGTTCAATGCTCTGAGCTGACCCTTCCATATCTCATTCAACGTGACGAGACACGGATCACATACAAAAACATTATTACGCCGTGGCAATCGGTAGGCGCCAAGTGTGTCGTAACTCTAGCAAGTAAGTTGATGCTTGCATTGCTACCACCACAGACAACGTTCTTTAAACTACAAGTAAGGGACGACAAACTTGGCACCGAACTGCCAGCAGAGATTCGATCCGAATTGGATCTTAGCTTTGCAAAGATTGAGCGTATGGTGATGGATAGTATTGCTGCATCAAGTGATCGAGTCACTGTGCATCAAGCTATCAAACACCTTGTGGTTGGTGGTAACGCACTGCTTTACATGAGCAAGGAAGGAATCAAGCATTACCCATTGAACCGTTATGTTGTAGACAGAGATGGAAACGGTAATGTCGTTGAGATTGTTACCAAAGAATTGATTCACAAAACACTACTACCAAAAGAGCATGTACAACCTAAGGATTACATGCACGATGGGGCTGCAGAAGAAAATGAAGTAGCCATTTATACTCATGTTAAACGCGATGGTAATCGTTGGGTGTGGTATCAAGAATGCTACGACCAAATCATCAAAGGTTCTGAAAGCAAAGCTCCTGCAGATGCATCGCCTTGGATTGTACTTAGGTTTAATTCAATCGATGGTGAGAACTATGGACGAGGACGAGTAGAAGAATTTTTTGGTGATCTCAAATCATTTGAGGGTCTTTCTCAAGCCATGGTTGAAGGCAGCGCAGTAGCTGCAAAAGTTGTCTTTACAGTATCCCCTTCTAGTACAACTAAACCAAAGACATTATCCCAAGCTGGAAACGGTGCCATTATCCAGGGAAGACCTGATGATATTGGTGTTGTCCAAGTGGGTAAAACTGCAGACTTTGCTACTGCGTTGCAACAAATGCAGACACTAGAGCGTCGTCTTGCGGAAGGTTTTCTTGTACTTACGGTGCGGCAAAGTGAACGTACCACTGCAGAAGAGGTGCGGCTTACACAAATGGAATTGGAACAACAACTTGGTGGACTTTTCAGCCTGCTGACGGTTGAGTTCCTGGTTCCGTATTTGAATCGTAAGTTGTTGGTCTTGCAACGCAGCGGTGAGTTACCACGTATTCCCAAGAACCTTGTTAAACCTACTATTGTTGCAGGTATTAATGCACTTGGTAGAGGGCAAGACAGGGAATCGCTTACTGCATTTATTACTACCATTGCACAGACACTTGGACCCGAAGCTTTAACTACGTATCTCAATGCTGATGAAGCTATTAAGCGATTGGCTGCAGCTCAAGGTATTGATGTATTGAACCTAGTTAAATCGATGGAAGAGCGTCAACAAGAGTCGCAAGCAGCAATGGCACAGCAGCAGCAAATGGAACTTACTAAACAAGCAAGTGCGTTTGCTCGTTCACCACAAGCTGATCCAACAAAGAATGTAAATGCACCACCTGTTTTAAATGGCCAGCAAGCGCAGCCGGAAGCCCCCGGAACAACCCAAGAAGGAACCAACACCGTTCAGTCAATTCCTGAATCCTCCTCCTAAATTTGACTTTAAGAGGATAAACCCTTTCAATAATCCACCAAAATCTAATGGCTAATATTCTTACACGTGATACTAGTGAACCCGAAATTGTAACTGAAGAGCGTGCAGCAGAAGAAGCTGATTCACTCCGCGTCGGAGAAGAACTACTTGCCGCTCAAGACCAACTGCTAGCAGGTAAGTACCGAGACGCTCAAGAGCTAGAAAAAGCTTATATCGAACTGCAGAGTAAACTTGGAGAAAAACAACCAGAGTCTGAACCAGAGGCACAAGAAGAACAAGCACCTTCTACTGCAGAATTGCTGAGAAAGTACCTCGATGGTGATAACGATGCGTTGGAAGGTCTTTCGGTTGAAGACATGGCGGAGTTATTCCGACAGCAACAACCAGAGCAACAACCGAAAGATGTTGATCTTAGTGATGACCAAGTAAACACAATCTTTGACTCAGTTGGCGGTGAACAAAACTACCAATCTCTTATGCAATGGGCTTCACAAAATCTCGATAAAGCTCAAATTGCTGCTTATGATTCCGCTGTTGATTCAGCAAACATGGCAGCTATAAACTTAGCGCTAAGAGGTTTGATTAGTGCATATCAAGATGCCAATGGTGTCGAAGGTCAAACTATTCAAGGTAAAGCTTCACCCAATAAAGCTAATAGTTACCGTTCTCATGCAGAACTAATCGCAGCAATGAGCGACCCACGATATGAAACCGACCCGGCATATCGAATGGACGTTATGAGCAAACTCGAAATGTCTCCCGAACTACAATTTTAATGTCAACTATTACTGAAGACGGCAATCGTCAAAACATCTACCCCAAAGAACCTCGAATGTATATGGACCCAAACTATCTTCAATCACATAACGAACGAGCAGAATTGATCAACGGACGCTTGGCAATGCTTGGTGTTATCGCTGCTATTGGTGCGTACGTAACCACTGGTCAATTGATTCCTGGTGTATTCTAATGACTATTAAACTTACCGATGCCGCTGTTTATTATGGCGGCCTAGAACATCAACGTGAAGCTTGGGAGTTCTTGCAAAGTAAACTCACCTCGGAAGTGTTGGATGAGTTTGGTAAGTTGTATAGGAAAAAAGAATCACGTCCGGTTTATGTAACTCTTTCTCAGTTGGCACACATTTGGGATTGTGATGAAAGTCTCATTCAACCACGTGAAATTGATGAACTCAATAGTTGTCTTGAGGAATTTGAAATTACCACGCCACTACGGATCAGTCATTTCTTAGCACAAACTGCCCATGAATCCGGTGGTGGTCGTTGGAAAAAAGAATTGTCGGATGGTTCCTATCTTGAAGGTAGGTGGGATCTAGGCAATAAAAAGACTGGTGATGGCCCCCGCTTTAAAGGTGCCGGCTATATCCAGCTCACTGGAAGAGAAAACTATCAACGCTTTTCTGATTACCTTGGTGATGCGAAAGTAATGGATGGTTGTAATTATGTAGCGGAAGTATATCCGTTTACATCTGCTGGCTTCTGGTGGAAAGATAACAACATGAATGAATTGTGCGACACACATCCAACAGTCAAACAAGTCACTCTTAAAGTTAACGGTGGTTATAACGGTCTTGATGACCGACAAAAATATTTCTCTCGTTGCTTAGATGTTATCTAAGTCCTGTATTTTATTTTATTATGCTATCTACACTTATTGCTTCTGCTGCTATCTGGACCGCTTCTTGGTATGGACCTGGCTATCACGGTAAAATTACCGCTAATGGTGAAGTCTTTAATCAATGGGGTTCAACTGCTGCACACAAAACCTTGCCCTTCGGGACTCGCGTAAAAGTATGCAACAGGGATCTATGCGAAACAGTAAGAATTAATGATCGCGGACCTTTTATTTACGGAAGGGACATCGACCTTTCCCAAGGAACTGCTGAGCGCATTGGTATTATCAACCAAGGCGTTGCTCCTGTAACTTACACAATTATCAATTAATTCAATAATCAATGACCGCTATTGCAACCACTTCTAGTCAACGGCGGTCATCACTGTGGGATTCCTATCTCAACTGGGTGACCTCTACCGACAATCGTATTTATGTAGGGCATTTTGGTGCTCTAATGATTCCGTGTATCCTCACGGCTACAACCGCATTTATCTTGGCATTCATTGCCGCTCCACCCGTAGACATTGATGGCATTCGTGAACCAGTCGCCGGCTCACTTCTGTACGGCAACAACATCATCTCCGGTGCAGTTGTCCCAAGCAGTAACGCCATCGGGCTGCACCTATACCCCATCTGGGAAGCTAGTTCGCTTAGCGAATGGCTATACAACGGCGGACCTTATCAGCTTACCGTCTTCCACTTTCTTATCGGTGTCTTTGCTTACATGGGACGCGAATGGGAACTTAGTTATCGACTTGGAATGAGGCCCTGGATCAGTGTTGCCTATTCTGCTCCAGTCGCGGCTGCAACAGCCGTATTCCTTGTGTATCCTTTTGGTCAAGGTTCCTTCTCTGATGGAATGCCGTTGGGTATCTCGGGAACTTTCAATTATATGCTTGTGTTCCAGGCAGAACACAATATCCTCATGCACCCATTCCACATGCTTGGCGTGGCGGGTGTATTCGGTGGCAGCCTTTTTAGTGCGATGCACGGCAGCCTTGTCACATCCAGTCTTGTTCGTGAAACGACTGAAAACGAAAGCCATAACTATGGTTATAAGTTTGGTCAAGAAGAAGAAACATACAACATTGTAGCCGCACATGGATACTTTGGTAGACTCATTTTCCAATACGCTTCATTCAACAATAGCCGTAGCCTTCATTTCTTTCTTGCTGCTTGGCCCGTTGTTGGTATTTGGTTTGCTGCTTTGGGCGTTTCGACCATGGCTTTCAATCTTAATGGTTTCAACTTTAACCAGAGTATTGTCGAAAGTGAAGGACGTGTTATCAACACTTGGGCGGATATTTTGAACCGCGCTGGTCTTGGTATGGAAGTAATGCACGAGCGAAACGCTCACAACTTCCCGCTAGATCTTGCAACACATACCGCCCCATTAGTTGGGTAATAATTAGTTCAAGGGGCACCTCAGAGTCGGACCCCTTGTCCATTGGCAACAAGCCCTTACGAGGACACCTTGCTGCCGTCATGACGGTGGGATAGACCACAAAAATATAACAACTAAATAACTCAAAGCGCTTTGAGATAATGTAAATCCTTATCTCTTTTTTAATTACAATGGCTAACATGAATACCTGGAGTTACGGTTCTAGCGCCGCTCCAGTTCTTACTAATACTTATCCTTCCGGCGTACAGCCTATTGCTGATAAGTACGCAACTTATCTGAAACTGTTTAGTGGTGAGCTTTTCAAGGCTTACCAAGATGCACAAGTTGCAAAAGGTACTGTAACTAGCCGTACCCTGCGTAACGGTAAGTCTATGCAGTTCATCTTTACTGGTGGGCTTGATAGTCATTACCATACCCCCGGTACTCCTATTCTTGGTCAAAAGACTGATAGTGGCGGCGTACAGCCTGGTGCAACAGGTTATGGTGACTTGACTGGTGATGGCGGCCCTGTGACTAATGGATTGCCCGTAGCAGAAAAGACTATCATTTGTGATGACCTGCTGATTGCTAGCACCTTCGTCTACAACCTTGATGAAGTGTTTGCTCATTACGATCTGCGTGGTGAAATTGCCCGCAAGCTCGCATACGCACTGGCTAATCGCTACGACCAAAACATCTTTAAGACCGTTGCACAAGCTTCTCGTGAAGCAGCTGCTGTTACTGGTCAGACTGGTGGTAACGTCCTTTACATGGGCTCTGGTAATGCTTCTAACGCCGAAGCACTTGTGCAATCTTTCTACCGTGCTGCACAAATCTTCGACGAAAACAACATTCCTTCCAATGGACGTGTTGCTGTACTCTCCCCCGAGCAGTACTACGCATTGATTACCCAGGTCTCCAATAATGTGATCTCTCCCATCAACCGTGACGAGCAAGGCACTGCTGTGCGCTCTGGTGAGTGGGGTTATCAAATTGCTGGTATCACCATCAAGAAGTCGAACAATGTAATGGCTGATCGTTTCGATCACGTACGTGTTGCTGGTGAAAACAATGACTACCGCATCACTGGTGCCGATGGTACTGGTAATGGTGCTGGTACCTGTGGTCTTATCTACCACAAGGATTCCGTGGGTGTTGTTGAAGCTGTTGGTCCTCAAGTGCAGACCACCAATGGTGACGTTTCCGTGATGTATCAGGGCGACCTGATCGTCGGTAAGGTTGCTATGGGTGCCGGTACTCTGAACCCTGCTGGTGCTATCTCCCTGCAAGCCGGTGCAGCTGCAAGTGCTGGATCTGGCCGACTGCATAGTTGGGATGCGACCAATAAGGTCTGGACTACCCCCTGATAACTAAATAGTTTTTGTCTTTTGGGAGTCTCCATTACGGGGGCTCCCTTTTTTTTATTCCAAATTGAGAGATATGTCTAATCCTACAAATGCTGTGTCCACTGAACTGGATGCTGTAAATCAAATACTTAGCAGTGTGGGACAGGCACCTGTCTCCACTTTGGATATGCAAAACCCAGAAGTATATATTGTACTTTCTACACTTCGGGAAGTAAACAAACAAGTACAATCCGAAAGTTGGACTTTTAATACCGAGCGTCACGTAGAACTATCTAGGGATGGTAATAACAAAATTAAAGTTCCGGCTTCTGCTCTTTCGGTAGACGCCAACGTACAAAAATACAACGATAAATATAATATTGTACGCAAGCAGGGATACCTGTACGACATGTATCAACACACTGATGTCTTTGATGAAAATCTTGTTGTAGATATTGTTTGGTTAGTTACTTTTGCTGACCTTCCCCCTATTGTACAATCCTATGTTGTTGCACGTGCTGCACGTATTGTCTCGGTAAAACTTGTCGGTGACTCTGAAATTTTTCAACTGTTGCAAGAACAAGAACTGCAAACCAGAGTTGCACTTATGGAGTACGAAACCCAGCAGGGTGACTACTCTATGTTCGGCTTCCGAGAAGAAGATAATTACTACACCAGCTACCAACCGTTTACCACGCTTACTCGATGACAGCAATCTCCCAGAAAATACCAAATTTATTTGGTGGTATTAGTCAACAACCAGATGAGAAGAAAGTTCCGGGTCAAGTAAGAGATCTAGTAAATGGCTATCCAGAGTTCTCTCTTGGATTGATCAAGCGTCCCGGTGCCAAATATGAAAATGAACTTTACGATGCAGGGGTAGAAGGGTACATACAAGACACCGTAAGTTTGAGGAAACCTACGGGTAAATGGTTTCATATTAATCGTGATGAAAACGAAAAGTATATCGGTCAATTTTATATCGATACTACAACAACCAATGTCACAGTTCCTCGCTTAAAAATTTGGCGGCTCAGAGATGGGCTTGTTATGTTTGTCGATTTGAGTGATCTTGTTGATGGTAATTCAACTCTTGAAGGTTTACGTACTGATGCGTTAATTGCATGGACTGGTACTACCACCCCATCGTATGTTAGATCTGCAGAAGAATCACTGTCGGATTTTACAGCTGAAATTGATGACTACATTGCTGATTGCCATTACTATTGCTATAACACTTTTAATTTACCGGAAGATCGTTCTTATTTTAAAATTTCAAACACCTACGATTACGGAGATATTTATTCATCCGTTTATGATGGTGTTGCGGAAATTTCTGGTGAATACATTTATTATAGAAATGGTCAGTCTTTAACGTCAACTACTGGGTATTCAATTGGTAACGAGCGTACCGATGATGTTCCGCAATTAGCAGTGCAGGGTTACAAGCTTTATGAAATTATAGAACCTACAGATGACAACAGTTGGTCTGCAAGTATTCCTACTTTTCAGCAGCCTCCGCTAACCTGGAGGGACATATTCACTTCCCTTACACATCCTGAATACGACAATTATATAGATGAGGCCGATGAGTTTAACGAGGCTCTGCTAAATACTGTTTATCAACCGAGCACTTACCTCGAACCTAACCCCGTTAACACTTGGGATAATAGTTACTTTAGTGGGTTGCAGGATGTAAACAACATTGAGTTCCTTACGGATAACGATGTTACCTACGTTCTCAATAAAGAGAAAGTGGTAACGATGGACACTACTCCTTCTGATTCCGGTGATCCTAATTCGCACCTTATTGTGTTAGATGTATTTGTTCCAAGTGCTAACTACACAATTAATATTACCGGTGTCGATTCAAACGGAAGCTTTTCAATTCCCAGTACAGCAGGTCAAGTTTCTGGTGCAACTCTGGATCAGTTGTACGAAAATATTTCAGGGAAACGAGATGCTAATAATAACCTTGTAGGTCATCTGGACCATACTCAATTAGTGGTTGAACGTTACGAAAATGTATACAAGATTACCCCAGCAACTGGAGTTACGATCGACAAGATTGAAGTTGTCGGCCCTCAAGATGACGCAATCCGCCACCTTAAACATGAGGTACGTGCGGTAACTTCTCTTCCACTCTATGGACCACATGGCTACAAGGTAAAAGTATCTAACATTGATTCAATTGATATTGATGATATGTGGGTCAGGTTTGAAATTACAGATTGGGATGATACAACTCAATATCCAACTGAACCCATCGGAACAATGGGAGAAGGTTCGTGGGTTGAGTGTGTTGCACCCGGCATTAAATACAAACTAGACAAAAAGACACTACCGCATAAACTTGTACGTGATCCAGTATCTGGTCATTTTAGACTTATACCAATTGAGTGGGAAGATCGTCGTGTAGGTGACGAAACGACAAACCCAGACCCGTCGTTTGTTGGCAAAACAATTAACGGGATGTTCTTCTACCGGAACCGCTTTGGTGTCCTTAGTGGATCCAACGTCTGTATGACCCGTGCAAACCACCTAGAGGACTTCTGGAATAAGTCGGCTATGGCAGTGGGTAATGATGATCCAATCGACGTTACAGCCGTTTCTACGCAGCCTACAGACCTTTCTTATGTATCACCTACTGCTGCAGGTTTGTTGTTGTTTGGCACAAACGAACAGTTTATACTTAATGTTGGTAACGACATCCTTGCACCAGAAACTGCATCTATTAATACTATTAGTAAATACGAAGTAGATACTAGGATGGAAGCGTTGACAATGGGTACGTCAAGTATCTTTGTCTCTAAAACTGGTGGCTATCTTTCGTTGTACGAATATCTAAATCTTAGCACCCAGCAGGCTCCCAACGTACTTGAGCTTACAAATATTGCACCAGAACTTATACCGTCAACCGTTGATAATATTACTGTATCCAATTCCAAATCGGTCATCAGTATTGGTCAAACATTTACAGACACGCTATATCAATATCGGCACCTAAGAGTAGCTGATAAAGAACTAGCAAATTCTTGGTATAAGTGGAAACTACCCGGCAAATTGGTCTATCAATTCTTTGATAATTCAAAACTGTATTGTGTAGTCTTTCATCAAAATATAACTGAAGACAAAAACAGATTTTACCTCATTAGTTTTGAGTTAAATCAACAAAATCAAAACGGATTGTTATCTGGACCAAATGGGTTAAAGTTTGATCCATGTCTAGATATGTGGACCGTAAGTCCAAAGGCATATTATGACGGTAATGTTTTTACAAAATTCTATTTACCATATACTAGTTCTCATGAAGACCCACATCTTAAACTATATGCAGTTGTGTTAGATACAGCTGATGGTAAGTCTTTAACAAACACAACTACATATGTATCCGCAGGAGGGATTAACACTGTTCCGGGAGCTACTCAACACCCAGCAACTGAATCAGAGGATGTCTCTGTACAGCGGATATTTAATGTTTATGAGATTAATGGTGGTTATATGATTTGCCAATTTAACGAAAACCTCCTTGGCAGGGACGTTATCTTTGGCTACAGATATGACATGGAAGTAGAGCTTCCAACGTTTTACTTGCAGAGTGGCGACGGTCAAAATGTTTCTACTGATATTGAAAGTAATCTAATCATTCAACGTCTTAATGTACTTACTGGCCCCAGTGGTCCAATTAGATTCAATATAAATATTGATGGTATTGATGCCTACAATTACATTACCACCAATACCGATGCCGGTGTTTACAATCTTGATGCACTTAATATTTCTAAATCTGATCAAAGCAGTGTGCCAATTTACCAACGAAATAAGAATGTAACCATTAAAGCCGTTGCTGATTCTCCACTGCCGGCAAATATCTTGTCTCTTTCTTGGGAGGGAAGAGCCACCAATAAATATTACAAACGAGGATAGTAATGAGTTTTGTTCAAAGCCTTGAATCGCTATTTGGTATTGATTACGATCAACAAATGGCATCCGCAAGGAAACAATATAATGAACGTGAACGAGTTGCTCGTATCCAGCACAGCCTTGGCGTTGAAGCAACTAACAAACGAAATGCTTACAACTTAAAAATATATAATCTCCAACAGCAGATGCATCAGCAGCAGATGCAATGGAACCAACAGTTTGCTCAAGAAGCTTACAACAACGCTCAAACTCAGTTCAACAATGCAGTTGCTTCTGCAATGCTTAATGGAACTGCGATGACACAGCAGTTGATGGAGGCGGAAGGTACAGCAGCAGCAAGTGGTTCCACAAGCAGGTCTGCATTACGTGCTGAATCAATCCGTACCCTTGGAGAATATGGAAGGCAAAGTGCAATTCTGGATGAAAACATTTACGGCAGCTATAAAGGCTTACAGCGTTCACTTGAATCTATTACCAATCAATGGAATATTGCTAATCAACAGTCGTACGCGAATGTTGCTATTGCACCCATGATGGAAGAAGCTGCACCATACATTGCATCTCAATTTAATGCACCACAGCAGCGTAGTATCTGGTCCCGTGCCCTTGATTCAACGTTTAAAACAGCGGCAGCTATCGAGCCGTTTATGCCGGACACTGACAATGTAATTAGTACCTTGGCCAAATTTGCTTAAAAGTATAAATGTCTTTTAAAACAAGAGTACCGTATCAAGGCACACCGATTGGACCTGGCTCTAGTCCTGCACGTGTACCTGATCCAACTCCCGCGTTACGACGCAACATGGAGACCGAACTACGGTCTCTTCAAAATAGAGCCAATCAATTTCAAGACTATACGCAGCGACAGCAAGCTATAGATGAAATTACCGACAAGATTTCTCAAGCTAATCAAGTAGCAGACCTTCGGTCTTTCTCCAAAACTCTTGACACCGCTCTTAAAATTGGCGGTGAGATGTATGTAGAAAATCAACAAGCCCAAGGTCTAGCTTTTGTTGAAGCTAATCGCGAGCAACTTGATGAACTTAATTTAGCAGAATTAGCGAAGAAACAGCGCGATCAAGAACTGAACGATAAGGCGGTAGAGCTTTCTAAAAACACGCAGAACTACGGAATCATTCACGCAGTTAAACAGCTTAGTGGTCATAAGCGTAACGTAGTTTACCAGTATCTTTTTAGTCAGATTGGTGAAAAATACCTACCTTCTTTTTGGGACTTTTATCGCTCTGCCCCGCGTCCTGCTAACGATGAGCCTGAATTTCGCGCAGTAATGGCGGAGTTCCGTCAAGCCTCTTTAAAAGAATTTGCTGAACTACCTCCAGCATATAGAGCTAAATATCTAGAGCCCGGCGTAACAAAGGCTGAGGCACAGATTATCAAGCAATGGCGTGATGAAAACAACCGAATTCTTTCGGAGAAAGATAGTAATGATAATCTAACTATCTTTCGCCAAACAAGAGATATTAATCAATTTCTAAAGTCAGAAGCATCCGTACTTCAACCACGTAATAATTCTTGGCAGCCAAAGCTTTTCAACGGTGCTTGGGAAACGCTTATGAATAATATTAAAGGCATGATTGTGACGGGTGAGATTAACTCTATAGATGAGATTATCAAATTAGGAAAACAAACTATTGAAGGTCAAACGGGATCTAAAGGCGAGGCACTTGTATTTTGGGATGATAACGGTGAGAAGATTATTGGTCACCATGCAAGTAAAGGTGCAGAGTTAATTCAATACTTTGAAGACCATCGAATGAAGGAGTTCCGTGACCAACAAAATCTTGAAACCATGGAGCAGGTTGCGCTTAATGAAACCATTAAAAAAGAATTAATGGAACTTGCAAAGAGTTCTCCAGATGGTTTGTTAGATCCAGAATATGTCAAAAGTTTACCGAGTGTTCAACGTTACATAGATATGTATGGTTCGGAACCTTCAGCACTGAGCATTGCATCTAGTCGTAACCGAGATCAAAAAGTACGTAAATACAAACAAGAGTTAGTTGATGCTTTGGCTTTGCGTTTGGATTTGAATAGGCAGACTCTTAAGGACATTGCTGGCGAAGATGCGAAGTTTTATTTTGATAACCTAAATCGTGTTACTTCAATTGAACAGTCACGGAAAGAAGCTGGTATCAGTGATCGCATTGCAGAAGTTGAAGGCGAGATTGATACAGTTATGAATCTTGGGCCCGATTCAAACAAAGGTGTGGATCGTGGTGCTGTTAAAGCTGAAGCCGCTAATAGGTTTATTTCATATCTTAATCTATTGCGGACTCAAATGGACCTGCAATCTGCAGGTATGGAGGCTGCCAAACGTGTAAGGGATGAAATTAAAGCTGGAGCTACTGATCAAAACAGTGTGTTCTTCCAAGGTCCCTTAAAGAACTTTCCTAAAATTACTCAATCTAGCTCTCAAGCCGTTCAAGCGCGTGACGCCTTGATTCAAAAAGCACGTAAAGAAGTATATGCAATTAATCAAGCTGCTATGAAATATGGTTCTGCCGCCATGGATCAACCGGGGTTGTTTGGGTCGTTAGAGTTGTTGATGAAAAATGCAGAACAACTAAAAACTACTGGTACTTACGACAACAAACTGCTTGACTATGCGGTCCATCAATTCGGCTTGAATGGTAGGACTCACGCTTTGCAGCGGGCACTCGGTGCGTATGGTAAAACGTTTTCCTTTAGTTTGCCAAAGGAGACGCTACCACGAAATGTAAAGCGCACACTTCTTGATCCCAAAGCCACTCCGCGCCAGCAAGCAAGAGCTGCTTATGGTACTTTTCATAATGATCCACTGCCTACATTGGGTGGTGTATTGCCTGCCTCTTATGATCCTAACAGTTCCTCTCTAGTCGCTAGCGCAAACAACTTAACTCCTGAAGAAATCGCATGGTTGCGTACTATTCGATTTGCTGAAGGTACAGATAAAGTCAACGGTTATAGCATAATGTTTGGAGGTGGTACTTTTGATAACAACGGGCCACACCCAAATAGAGTTGTAAAAACTTCTGGTTATGCTAGTGCTGCAGCTGGTGCTTATCAATTTTTACCTGGCACATGGAATGAGCTTGGTGGTGGCTCTATGACACCTATGCGTCAAGATGAGTATGCCATTAAACTTATTATTAGAAGGGGAGTCAATCCTAAGAAACCACTTGATAGGAACTCATTAAACAAATTGGCACCTGAATGGGCAAGTCTACCGACACTTAATGGTCGTAGTTATTATGGCCAACCAGTAAAACAATACAATGTACTTTTCAATTATTACCAACGTGAACTAGAGCGGGCGCGTCAACATCAAATGATTCGATCTGGTCAAATTATTTAATTAACCTATATGGAACCAAATAATCCTTACGAGGAGGTTTTAGGTAATGTTGGGGGGTTTTCTCCCGAAGACTTAAAACGAGCAGAGATCGTTGAATCTGCTGCTAATCTTACTACTCAAAATAACCAACAAGAGCTACAAAATTCTGAGGATGGCGTCGTTGATGCTACGGCTCAAGATGACCCACAAAAGAAGCAGGAGGAACAACGAAGACTCACTCTTAAGGATATGCAAAAAGGAGTGGAAAAAACTCTTGATCTTGCCAATCAAGGAAGGGAGTTGTTCCAATCACCTGCTGCAGGTCTTATGGATTTTGGTATTGATTTTCTTAATGCTTTCCCGAAACGTCGGGAAATGGAAAGCATCTACCAAAAGAATAGATCAGGTCTTATACCTGTAGACAACGAAGGTAACATTAAACGTCTACCTAAATTTAAAAATCCAATTGCTCAAGCATTCAGAGACATCGCATCGTTTGTAGTACCAAATGTATTACTTGGTCGTGGTGTCTCTTCAGCGGTTGGAGCAGCAAAATTACCAACGTTTGCAAAAGATCCATTGGTGCAACTTTTAGGTGGTACCGCTTTATCTGCTGGTGTTGGTGCTGGTGTTGATTTTACTAACATTAATAGCAAAGAAGGTGATAATCTTGGCGGTACATTGAAGAAGGCAAGCCCCGAATTATTTTGGTGGATTCCAAATAGTATCGCTACTTTAGACTCTGATTCACCAGATATTAAACGAGCAAAGAGTGTTCAAGAAGGAGCTATTTTAGGACCTTTTACCGATCTTCTGTTGGGTGCCGCAACTATTGTTAGGGGTGTCAAAGGGATGATGGGTATTAAAAGCAAGTTTATCCCGGAGAATGAAACTGCTAAGGCATTCTGGAAAAACCCAGCTCAACATGCAGATAAAACTAAAACTGAGCTTGCGAAATCACCGCTTGATGTGCAGGCGTTATCCAAAGCAGAGACTGGAAATGAAATGCTAGCTCTTCTTGGTAAATCTGAAGAAGCGGTTGAGCAGTCTGCAAAAGCACGTGCTGATGCACTAGATGAACTCGGTTCATACAACAGCTACATGGATCCAACTTTAGATCAACCTATGTTGGGTGTACATGATGTCTTTGAACCAACTGAAACTGCTATTCGATCCGTCGATCCCCATGGTGTTCACGGTGCTGCTGTAGATGCCGCTCGCATCCAAAACAACATCGGTACTAGTTATGGTCGTTTGGGCAGCATCATTACGGAAGCAGCCCTGAAGCATGGTCTAGACGGTGACTCCATCATTCGTCGTGACTTCATCAATATGATTAAGAAGTCACTTCAAGAAGGTGGTGACTACTCTTACAAGGGGTTGATACATGTATCAAGTAAACAGATCAAAGATGCTGGAGAAAATCTAGCCTCTGTACTTGTTGACCCACGTATGGATGTAACCAATATGCGTGCCATTTTGGAAGATTATCGAAACGAAATGGAGGGCATTAAAGTTCTTGACAAGGCTGGTTACCAAGGTGTTTTTAAAGCAATGAAGGCATACACCGATGAATACTTTAACCTTGATACCCTAAAGGCACAGGCATACCTTGCACATTCCCTTTCGGGACAAGTAAGTGATATGGCTGAAGGTATGCGTCTAGTGGATGGTACTGATGCTGTTGAACGAGCACAAGAGCAAATCATTGATCGACTTACTTATTTGTTTGCCGAAAAGGGACTCGCTAGCAAGCTTGGTGGTAGCAACCTACGAAATATGCGGATGTGGAAGGCGGTAAAAAACGCTGATCCAAAAGACGGAAAGGCTGCCGTGGAGGCTATGCATGAGGAAGCTCGTGATGCTCTTTCTGACACCGTACGTAGAGCCCGTGATTATAGGGATACTCTCAACAACATCCGCAAGGACAACCCGGAGTTTTTGAAGCCACTGATGTTCGTTAATGAACTTACAGATGGTAATGTTGATTCAATGTATAAATTAAATAATTGGGTCGCCAATAAGTTGGGTCTTTTAAATAAAGCATTTATTGATGGTCAACCGGAGATCCCCTCGGAAGTAATGAAGGGTATCTGGGGTAACTATTACAACTCCATTCTTTCTGCTTTCGCTACTCCATTTAAAGCAGCTTATAGTTCTGCGGCATTGCTGCTGGAAAAACCAGTTGCAGTGATTGCGGGTGCTGCAATTGGCAGGGATATGAAGACAATGCGTCGTGGTTGGTATCAATACAGTGCTGTAATGGATACCCTTTCAAAGGGTTTCAACCATATGGGATTGGTATTCCGCAAAGCTTCTGCTGATCCAAATAGTGTTCCCTATATTATTCGTGATGATATTGCTGTTAAGAATAAAGACACAATTCAAACTCTAAAAATGTATGCAAATGCTGCTGCAGAAAATGGTGAGTTTGGTCCACAAATTATGGTTGATCTTGCGGAGAACTTAAATGCATTAAGTGAGCACCCATGGCTACGCTTCAGTGTTAATGCTATGTCTGCAATGGATGGTTTTACACGAGCTGTTATTGCTAATGCAGAGGCACGGGGTAAAGCATTTGACGATATGCTGGAATCATCTGGAGGAAAGATCGACGGTGCCGTATTAAAGAAAGCATCAAACGACTATTATAACTCCATGTTTGATAGCACCGGATTTATTACCGATGAAGCTGTTGAATATGCTACACGTGAAGTAGCAATGAGTCTTGACTCACCAGTGGTTAACGCCATGAGTGGTGCTATTGCCAGGTACCCAATGTTGAAACCATGGATGATGTTTCCTCGTACTAACGTTAACATTTTGAGTTCATTTTGGAATCAAAGCCTGTTAAGCGCCTTTGTTGGTGACTACAATAAAATTGTAGGTCATGAAGGTAAACAGCATACTGTTGCTGAAATTAAGGAGATCCTTAAATCACGAGATATCCCATTCGATGATCATGCAATGCCGCGATTTAGGTCCCTGCAAGCAGAAATCAAGGGACGAGTAGCTATTGGTTTTACAGCTACAGCCATGGCTACGTTCATGTTCATGAATGATAGGTTGCGTGGTAATGGTCATTTTGACAAAGCACGCCAACAACAACGATTAAAAATGGGTTGGAAACCCAAAACTTTTAAAGCACTTGACGGTAAATGGTATAGCTATGGAGAGATTGGTCCACTTGCAGATTGGTTGGCTACAACTGCTGATGTAATGGATAATTTTGATCTACTTAGTGTTGCTCAATTTGAAGAATTTAGACGTAAAACTGGTTTTATTCTTGGTGCAGCCTTGTTTAACCGCTCGACTCTTGCAACTTTAGAACCACTGATGGACATTCTTTCGGGCAACCCTGTGGCATCTAACCGCTGGGCAGCAACGATGGTAAGCGGCTTCATGCCTCTCTCTGGTCAACGTAACGAGCTGGGTCGTCTTCTGTACCCAGAGCTGCGCATCATGGATCAGGAGTTTGGTGAACTGCTTCGCAATCGCAATAACTTCCTAGATGGTCTTGATCCAGCTGGTGCACTGCCGGTTGCTTATGACTATATCGATGGAACCCCAATCAACAAACCAGAAGGATTCTTTAGCCGATTAATGCATGCATATCTACCAACCAAAGTTTACGAGGATATTTCACCAGAACGTCAGTTTATGATTGACATTGAATATGATGCACAACCTACATTTATGAAAAGTAGTGATGGTAGTGTTAGGTACACACCCCGTCAACGAGCAGAGTTGTTTTCGTTGGTTGGTAAACATCAACATTTCCACGATAAGTTGGTTGAGATTAAACGTGATGCAGACAAACTCAAGATGGTTGAAACATTAAGGCGTGCACGTAAAAATAACCTAACCTCTGATCAAGAATCTTTAGAGGAGTTTGGTGGCATTTATAGGCGTATTGATAGAGCTCTTACGGAAGCCAAACGAATGGCAGAGGCTGAGCTTAGTGACCGTGCAGTTATTCAGCAAGAAGCTACAGACATGAGGTCGCGTGATTACACTAATCGCCAAGGTTTGTTAAACAGCGATGTGCTTGATTTAACCAACAAATAATTAAACATAGACTTATTAACAAACAATGAAGGATCTAATTAATCTTACTCCAGGCAATGTTGGACCATATGATTTTTCGTTTGACATTAACGACGAAGATGATGTAAGGCTTTTGAAATCAGATGCTGGTGAAAACGACTTTCCTATTGCACCAGCAGGTGGTACGTTTTCTGTTAATGCACCAAATAAAACTATTACGCTTTCAGCCGGCCATACATTTAGTGGTCAGTACATTATTTACAGAAACACCTCACACGACACTAGGAACACCTTCTACCCCTCTGGTGCTATTCGAGCGGATGATTTAAATAAGAACTTTGAGCAGGTAATGTATGCCGCCGAAGACAAGGTGCCACTGGTTAATCCAGTAATGGAAGACAACCTGGATATGGGTGGTCATAGGATTACCAACTTAAAAGGTACATTTACCGGACAAAATTTAGAAGATGGTGCAATCGATAGCTATGACGACGGTGACGCCGCAAGTATTGGTTTTGTAAAACATTTCTTTTTTGACAGTGGTGCTGAGACAATCCTTCAGGGTGAGCCTTGGCCAGTCGAAAGTAATACTAAAATTGCTACTACCAAAGCTGTAGACTATCGTGTCCGTGATGAGCTGCAAAACGCTTTAAATACAAAAGTAGTACCTGATCTTGAAAGTGGTATTACTGTTACCCCTGGTGCTACTGTTCCAGGTCAAGTTAATCCAATTACCCTTGGTCTTGCAGATGGTGGTATTGAGATTGAAAAAATCAATCCAGCTGACATCAATACTGCAGCAGATACAGTTTATTCGGTAAACAATAATGTACCAGAGGCAACTACTGATTGGACCACTTCTGATGCTGAAATTGCAACACTAGCTGCAATTGCTAAACGTCACGATGGTTATGTCCAACAAGATGCTCCTGCTGGTACAGATTATCTCCCTGGTACCATTTGGTTAAGTGAGCAGGGTACATCTACAGGTGCACAGGTTCAATCCGTAAATGAATTTGGTGAAAGGCTAAACAAATACTTTGCTATTTGGAACGGTCAAGAGTGGGTTGGTGTAGCAGGTGGTGGTACCTGGATTAACCAAAATCGTTTGATCTGGGTTGACGCTGGAAACGGTGACGACAGCAACGACGGTCACCGTGTGATTTCACCAATGAAGACCATCCAAGCTGCTGTTAACACGGCAGATGATGGGGATATGATCTTCGTTCAACCGGGTATTTACAGCGAATATTTACCTATTGATCTTGGTCGTAAGAAGAACGTATCGATTATTGGTTTGTCGATGCGTAGTGTGTTCGTACATCCTAATCCTACTAATCGTTGGATTGTAGATACCGGTAGGGATATTTCAGTTAACTCTAACAAAGTGATGACAGAAGGTCCTCACGGTGGTATCGACACAACTACAAGCTCCGAGTACGAAGTTATGTTCCAGCTTGGTTCTGGTTCATTCGTTGCCAACATGACCCTTTCGGGTATGAAGGCAAGAGGTACTCGTGGAGATGCCGATACTGATAGTTTTGCTCATAACCCCAACGATGCAAGCGAATGGCAAGGGTGGCAGGGTTGGTACTTTGCTTTCTCTCCAACTGCTGATGGTACAACTGGTAATAAAGTTAGATTTACCAAGAGTCCATACATTCAAAATGTAACTGCTTTTGCCGATACTGGTATTGATAATACCGCGTTTGAACCACACATTACAAACCTAAATCCACAAGATAAAGGTTTTGCTGGAGACAAAACATCCGGTATGACTGGTGGTGCAATGATTGTTGACGGTAGTGTTCCTCACCAAGACTCACCACTACGATCATTCCTTACGGATGCATTTACTGTTATTTGCTTGGATGGTCCTGGTTTCTTGGTCAGGAATGAGGGTTATGCACAGCTTGTAAGTACATTTGGTCATTTCTGCCACTACCACGCTAAGTCAGAAAGTGGTGGTATGATCAACATGAGTAATTGTACGACTGACTTTGGTCGTTATGGTTTGATTGCTGATGGTCAAAGTACTAACGCTATTTTTGAAGGTACGGTTACTACGCTTCATGAAAATACTAAGGTTATTCATGTTGCTACAACTCAAAATCCTTCAGTAGTTTGGGCTGCACGTGGGTCAACCATTCCTGTCAACCACATGGTACTTAGGTTTGGTACCACCTATTATCCGATTAGAAGTGTTTCCAATAACACAGACGGCGGTTATAATGTAGAGCTGTACACCGAAGTTCCAAATATTCCCGGACCTGATTCTACGGTTTACTTCTACCTACAGTCTTTGATTACTACTGGTGGTCACGTGTTTGAGTTTGCTGGTAGTGGTACTGATTATCGAGCACATCCTGATAATGGTGGACAACCAAATCCAGATAATCAAGTTATTACTAACCACCCCGGTGCAGTATATATTTCAAGTACTGATCACAACGGTAACTTTAAAGTTGGCACAGTCTTCAAGGTTAACAGTGATGCTGAAACTACTGACGTAACCGGTACTTTTAGTGTTAGTGGTAATACTACTATTGGTGGTAATACTACTATTGGTGGTAATGCTTCCGTTGGTGGAACATTAAACGCCGCTACGCTTCAAATCAATGGTGTCGAGACAAAGGGTAGTTCAACTTTCTTTGATGAAAATGACGACATTAAAGATTCATCGCTACCGGATGTCACAGGTTTGCCAAATGGTGCACAAGCTTATCCATCGTCAGTGACCCTCGACGCAAAAGGACGCGTAACTTCAATCAGTTCTGGTACTGAGCCAGTTACTTCAGTTAATGTGTCTGATCCAATTACGGGTGACAGTACTAGTAAAACACCCACTATTGGTGTCAAAGAGTTTGGTGCTACGGAAACTGTTGACGGCAATCAGGTTACTATTTTAAAAGGTGTCGTTAATGCAACAGCTAATGACTCTGGTAAGTTCCTTAAAGGTGACGGTACCTGGGCTAGTCCCACACAAGCTTCTTTTAAAATTCAACTGGACACCAACGAATCAAATTCTAATTGGGTTGATCTAGATCTTACGGATGCGTCTACTCCGGCAAACGTAGTTGACACTGTTACTTTTAAACCTGGACAGAACATTACACTTTCTAGGCTTAATGACGAGCTGACTATTAACGCTCTCTCTGCTAATGCGAACGTACATGTTGGATCTAGCCTTGATATGCCCGCTTCACCATCTCCTGGTCAGCTTTTCTGGGATATTGAGACTGGTGAAGCATACATTTACTATAGCGAGGCTATTCCAGACCCGGATGATCCAAACTATCCAAACGGTGCAAATATTGGTACTGATGCACAGTGGATTCAATTTGCACCACAACAACGTGGAGCTGGTAACGGTACGGTAACTAGCATTCAAGTAACTGGTGGGACTGGTCTTAGTGTTGATAACGCTAATGCAGTAATCGCTTCTGGTACCTATGAAGTTACTCTTGATGACACTGCTGTAACACCTGATCAGTATGGCACCGCTAGCGCTGTTCCTCAATTTAGTGTGGATCAACAAGGTCGGATTACGGCAGCCTCTGATGTAAACATTGATATCAGTACGACTGCAGTATCTTCAGGTACATTCGCACCCAGTCGTATTGATCGTACTGAGACATTTACTCTTACACAAATCGAAGTACCACAAGGCACTTCAGACGGTCAAACTCCTCCTACTTATATTGGTCCAGTCACTGTTACTTGTAACCTAGCAAATGCAAACGATAAACTTTCCGTTAATGATACGGTTTCTATTACCGGTAATACGGGAAACGCTTCATCTAATCAAGCATTTTTAAACACTACTCATGTAGTTACAAATGTCACTTCTACGACTTTTGCGTTTGTTATTGGTACAGTTGAGGATGAATTTCCAGCACTTGATACAGCAACCGCAAATCTAGGTACTTGTGTCAGGGATTCTAGGGTAATTGATAGTTCTCAAGTAGCCACAGGTATTCTTAATGTTGATCGTATTCCAGGTCTTCCTGGTGAAAGGTTGACATCGGGTACAATTAATGCAGATAGACTGCCTAGTAATATTGCTAAAACAAATATTGCCAATACTGGTGAATGGGATGTAGATGAGATTCCTAGTTTGGCTGGAAATGGTAGTCTAACAAAGACTTATCTAGAATCAGTTAATGCAGACCTTACTCCCGAATTGGGAGGAAACCTAGACGTACTTTCTAACAAGATTGTTTCTTCTACTAATCGTGATATTAAACTTGAGGCTCACGGCACTGGTGCTGTAGTAATTGAAGGTTATGTTGATGGTGCTATTACCACCTTTACACAAGCTGTTTCAATTGTACAGAGGGTTCCGAATACATATACTGTAACGGGATTATCTGGCAACATTAACGGTGTTGGAGCAGCTTTTACAGTTCAAGTTCTTTCAGGATTAGGTCCTACTTACCCTGTAAACGTTACTTTAACAAACCCTGGTAATGGATTCGTTGCAACTGAAACTATTACTATTCCTCAAGCAGAAATCGGTGGCGGCGCTGATCTTGTAATTACTGTAGACAGCGTAAGTACAGCTTCAACTAGAGGCGGTAAGCTTGTATTGGATCATAATGGTAGTAGCAATAACAACATTTCATTTGAAGCACCGACTCTTACTAAGAATATTGCTTTAACTCTTCCTAATGATATAAACACCACCTTAGTCAACCCGGTCTTGGCTTTTGCTAATGCTCAAGTAACTAGTACTGAAAAATCTGCTGATTTAACGTTTGTTGAGCAAATTATTTATACTTCTGATACCTGGGATACTAGTGTCGCATTGGCTAATAGAACTGCTGGTCTAGTACCCGCAACAGGAGCTAATGACGCCAACAAATACCTGCAGAGTGACGGTACTTGGGGTGCAATACCCGCACCTCCAGATCCAATTCCTGCAGGTTCAATTCAATGGTGGCCTGGTCTTTCTGCTAACGTCCCAAGTGGATGGATCCCATGTGATGGACGTGTATATCAGTATGCAACCAGAGTAGATGATGGGCAAGGTAATATTACTACAACTTACCTTAACGAAGCCAATACTAATCTATCACTTAAACGTCTCAGGGATGCACTAGCCTCAGGTATTTCGGAAAGTTCTGGTTGTATCTATGACAATCAACGTGATCCAAGCGCTAATACTATTAGCAGGCCTGAAGGTGATTGGACAAGAGGTAATGTCACACCTATAGATCCACTCAACCTACCGACTTTTGATGTCTTAGAGCACTTTGCAGTACCCGATCTACGCGGTGAATTCATCCGTGGTTTTGACGACAATCGTCAAGTTGATGAGGATTATGAGGCACGTGATTTGGGTTCGGCTCAAGCGGATCAATTCCAAGGCCACTACCACTCAGCGTCCAGCGTTAGTACCACAACCGCTACCGTTAATGGTGCAGGCCAAAATGTCCCTTCCGGTAGTAGTATCGCCGCTACGGCACAGAAGGCTGGTTCCGCAGGTACTGTGTCTACAACAACAACTGTTACTACACCATCAAGCGACGGTACTAACGGCACTGTCCGCTACGGTAATGAAACCCGTCCTCGTAACATCGCAATGATTGCTATTATCAAACTATAACTATGACACTTAATTTTCCAACAAGTATTTATACCAACGATGATGCAGAGACTGCTCTTGGTCCTAATACAGTATTAACTCCTACTGATGGAGACACCATTACTATCGGTAGTTATGGCTATACGTTTGATGACGACAGGGTTGATAGTAACGGTCGTTGGGTATTGAATAGTGGCTCCACCTACTCTTTAACGGGTGGGGCCACCTACACCTGGGACTTGTATAAGTGGAAAGCATCGAACATTCCAGATAGTTCAAATGTTGTTCAAACCACTAGTACCCCAAACTCTGGTGATGTTTTAACGTACAATAATGGCGTTGTTTGGCAGGCACCTGCCGGTGGTATTAGTTTAACTGACTTAAGTGTAGGAGCTGAAGGTACAGCGTCTGGTGATGGTGAAGTCGCTTACAACGACACTACTGGTGTGTTTACTTATACACCGCCTGAAATTGCTAGTAAAACTGTTCCCACTGGTGACTTAGTTGGCACCTCTGACGCTCAAACGTTGTCAAGCAAAACGCTAAGTAAGCCAATTGACAGCCGTACCCAGTACGCAGTTAGTGGCAGTACAACTGCAAACAAGGATTGGAACAATATTGAGGAATATGATTGCTCTAGCATGACGCAATTGACTTTAAACTTTACCAATACCAACTGGGTCAGCGGGCGCAACGTTTTATTTGTACTTACCAACCTTACTTCTAGTTTTACACTTGTTGTCCAAAATGCTTCTTGGTTTGGCGGTTCTGCTCCTACGCTACCAACAAGCGGCACGGTTGCCTTTGAAGTCTTTAAAGTTGGAAGCACAACCTATGCAGCTTATATTGGGAGCGTGTAATACATGAGACAAAACTATCTACGTGCTGCGGCTGGTTATCGTATTAATCAGCCAACAGCTGATGGTGATGAACACATTGCAAACACAGAATTACTGCTTAAAGGCGAGGGTAGCAACGGTCAAACCAACAACACGTTTGTAGACAGCAGCGCCAGCAGCCACACAATTACTCGCAACGGAGACACCACTCAAGGCAGCTTCAGTCCCTTTTCACCCAAGGGATGGAGTATGTATGTGGACGGAAATTCCACCACTCATGGTATTTTGGGGCCAAATGTTACTGATACGTTAGGCGACGGTAAAGGTAATTGGACTATTGAGCTTTGGCATTATCTTGACGAAAACACTGTAAATAATGGCACTGCTCACAACGGAATCCGACTTGTAAATAATTGGTATTTTTACAACAACATTGACGGATGTTTTGAAATAATTTTAAACTCAAACAGGCAATATGCTTGCGGTGTTCAACGTGAAACTGGATACGGTCCACATAACGCCAATTCTTTTAACACGGGAATTGGCATTACGGGAACCTCTACTGCAGTACTGAACACCTGGAACCATGTTGCAATGGTTAAGCAGGGCGACGTTTTGAGGTTGTATGTTAATGGCGTACAAGAAGGAACCGTAGATGTTACGCTTTTAACAACCTGGGGTTTTATGACCCAATCACGCGCTAATAATATTGCAGTTGGGAGGTGGTTTAATTATGGAAGCAATTCGCCTGTAAACTCTCGATACGGTCGTGGTTATTTTTCTAATTTGCGGATAACGCAAAATGCCGTTTACCCAGACGGCACCACTTTTACTCCAGACACTGAACCACTTACGGCAATAACAGACTGCACACTGCTTACACTGCAGGACAATCGTTATGTAGACAATAGCTCTCTAAATTCAACTATTACTGCCTACGACGACGCTGCCATCAAACCCACAAGTCCATTCAGTGGTAATCGGGAGTACCCAAAGGCGAGTTACTTTAGTGGGAAGTTTGACGGAAGTAATGATTACCTCAATTGCGGTTCAAATTCTGACTTTGCATTTGGTACTGGTGAGTTTACTGTTGAAGCTTGGGTATACAGCAATGGAACGCAAGCAACTGCTGCTGCTATTTTTTCAATAGGTAGCGCTGGAGGTGATACCGGAAGTTGGCAGTTAGATGCCTCCATGGGCTCTTACCCTTCCAAGTGGGGATTCGGTACCGCATACCATGCCAACTATGTGACTAGTTCTAGTAACATAGTTCACAACCAATGGACTCATCTGGCTGTAAGTCGTGACTCAAGTAATGTAGTCAGGTTGTTTGTTAACGGTGTTTTAGATGACTCGCAAACTATATCAACCAATTTATCTACAACAGGCCCTTTTAAGATAGGTGTTAACCGTGGTACTAATGCTTATTTTGATGGTTATATCTCTAACGCACGTGTAGTTAAAGGAACCTGTCTTTATACTACCACTTTCACACCACCCACTGCACCGCTCACACCCGTTGCTAACACCAAGCTGCTAACCCTGCAGGATAACTACCTTGTTGACCACAGCCCAAGCGGACACAGCATCACCAACAACGGTGGTGTAACGCTTGAACCGGAGTCACCGTTTGATAATTCAACATATCCGTTAAGTGGGACGTTTTATAGCGGTTATTTTAACGGTACTAGTGATAATCTGACTATTTCTGATAGTGCTGATTTTGATTTTGGTAGTGGTGATTTTACTGTTGAAGGTTGGGTGAAACCACTGAGTAATAATGACACCATGTATTTTGGTCAATGGGTTGGACTGGCATGGTTCTTTGGTGTATCAAACGGTACCCTTCAGTTTTCTTCTTATAGTGGTGGAAATTATTACGTTGAAAATTCTGGAGTATCTGCCTCCACTTATTACAACAAGTGGACACACATTGCTGCAACAAGAGAAGGGAACACTCTAAGAATCTTTGTAAACGGTGAAAAGAAGGGTGGTGATCACACAATATCCCATACTTTCAACAATAGTAGCGGTAACTTTGAAATTGGCGCGAACAGTGAAACATCACCAACGCAATACTACAACGGATACATCAGTAACGTTCGTATTGTAAAAGGGACCGCTCTTTACACCACCGACTTCACCGTACCTTCTGAACCACTCACTGCCGTCAGCGGTACAAAACTGCTCACCCTGCAAGACGCAACAATTCAAGACAACAGCGCTTCTAGCCACTCTATTACTAACAACGGAGCAACTGTCACCGAGATTGCACCATTTGGAACCGCGTTGATTGATCGTGCGGGGAGTGTTTATGCTTCTGGTTCTTATGATTATTTAAGAGCAAATACAGGATATCATTCTGATTTTGCGTTTGGAACTGGTGATTTTACTGTTGAGGGTTGGGTATACCCACTTTCTGCTAATGACAATTTCTTTGACACTAGGACAACTCTTACTAACGCTGGTTTTGGGTTTGGAATTGGCAATGGTACTAGCACTAAACCTGGTGTATGGGATGGAGCTGGTATCAATTGGGAGCTTCAATCTACAGGTGCTTACGTTAGGCGAAATGAGTGGACTTATATAGCTTTTGTCCGCAAAAGTCAAGTTTTAAAAGTATATATTAATGGCATTGAATCTGGTAGCGCTACATCAACTCGTGATCTTACTGCTGGCGGTAGTAATATTATGACTAGCATTAATGCTGTTGTTGACCCTAACTATACTGGCGACACATTTAATGGCTATCTTTCTGACCTTCGTGTCATCAAGGGAACCGCGCTCTACACCTCCAACTTCACACCACCTACCGCTCCACTGCAACCAATTACCAATACTAAGTTACTGCTAAATGGTAACAACGGTGGTGTTGAAGATTCGTTGGGTAAACAAAACCTTTCAACTGGTGGCG